AATCTCGTCTTTTTTATTTTGAGGGAACATCAATACAATCTAAACATGTTATAAAACATATTTACCTGTCTAATAGAAATGCAATCGGTCTAAATTGTCATTTATAGACTTAATGATACTTTCCTGTATCAAGGTTCCGCATTGGGTTGTTAGTTGTATAAAGTGATCTGTATCATTATCTGATACAATTCCGTACTTGTTCTTCCAGTTGCAAAAAGAGTTCTCTATATCCCGCAATCCTGCCAACATGATTAATAACTCCCTTGTCTGTCCACTGATGACTGCGTTACGCATGGTATCGACGCTACGATGTTCGATTACTTCTACTGTCTGCTCATCTTGTTTTAATTCGGTTGTTTCCATATAAAAAAGTTTATTGTTTAACGATGTTCGGAATAGCGGGAATCCTCCCGGACACGTCCGCTACCGGTGGGATAGCTTACTTTCACAAGCGGCTACCCCGTCTATAATTTAACAAACATATAAAAGCACCCTATTAGGGTAGGGTAACCCCGGAGCGGATAAACCGCCCCTTTGGATTTATAATAACTTTATGGTTATAGCTGATATTATGCCGAGAGTTTGGTATTGAACAATTCAATGACAAACTTTCTGCCTGATTCGGTCCAATACATGTGTTCTCTTGATTTCTGTACTCCGTTATCCATATAAGGATAGGGGACATGTTTGGTAAATCCTTTACTGCGGTATTTGGCTGTGAGGAAGTAAACAGAAGATTGTCTGTATTGAACTCCCCATTCACATAGTAGTTTGTTCAGCTTTATAGCCGATACACCTAAGAATGCCGCTATCATGTTTGTCGTCACAAGTCCTTCACTCGACATGATTTCATCGTAACATTTACCTTTGGGGGCGAGGACCTTTATAGTATCGTCCTTTATGGATATTTCCTCGTCTTTTCTCTCGATGATAATTTGTTTCTGGGCATTTTCAACTTCGAGCTGCTTTAATCGTTCTTCTCTTTTGGCAAGAGTGGCTTGTGCAATGGTTAGCGCACGTGCCATGATTTCTTCTGGTGTGTCTTCTTGCTTGGTGGAAATGTAGCCGCCTGTGGTACGTACTTCGTGAAGGATTTGTTTGACCCCTTTCTTGAATTGTTTGGCTATTGGCTTGCGGCTTTGCATAAGGACTTCGTATAAACCACCTTCGGTTAGGAACCAAACTTGTTGATTTCCACCTTGGGTCGGAATAATGTTCCGACCCTTTTATTTTGAAATTGCAAAGAAAAAGCTGGAAATATTTGCGGAAATGTGAATTATAAGTTACATTTGCGACATGAAAGTAAGAAACGTCATAGCATATAAGCACTATTTCATAGATTTTGTGAAGTCGCTTTCCGAAAAGATGCAGGATAAGGTGGTGAAAACCATACAATATGTCGAAACGCTTCAAGTTGTTCCAGAGAAATACTTGAAGCATATTGAAGGTACAAGGGGACTTTATGAAATCAGAGTGCAATTTTCAAGTGACATAATACGTGTTTTTTGCTTTTTTGATGGTGAAAAAATGGTCATCTTACTGAGCGGCTTTCAGAAAAAGACGCAAAAGACACCGAAAAAAGAGATAGACCGGGCTGTAAGGCTCATGCAAGAATACTTTAATGAAAAGAAAAAAGAAAGGAAATGATTATGGAAACTTACACTATTGAGGATATAAAGAATAAGGTTTATGGAGAAATTGGCACTCCGCGCCGCGATAAGATTGAAACCGAACTTTCCAACCTTCGTGTTGGGCTTCAGATCCGCAATGCCCGTGAAGCGAGGAACCTAACCCAAGACCAGCTTGCTAAGAAGATAGGGAAAGAACGCTCTTTCATATCAAAGGTGGAAAGAGAAGGGAGCAACCTCACGCTCTCTACACTATATGACATCGTAACGAAAGGGCTTGGCGGGAAACTAGACATTAGGGTTCAGGTATAACCCCAATCCCCAATTGAATTCGGCTACTCCTTGTGATAATAGGTTGCGAATGTCACGCATAATATTGGGCACAAAATTATAGCATGGAATCTTGAAAGTGTATGAATTTCATGCATAATTCAACATTATTAACCTTTGAGGGCTATTATACGATTTCGTAAGGCAGTGAATCGAATATTTATCCCGCATTTCTCACAGAAGGTAAAATCAATCAAATCTCTTATTTTTATTACTTTGTTTTCTTAAAAAAAATAAAACTCAATCAATATTTTATTGAAAAGTGTATGAGATTCATATACTTTACTATATATTTGCAGAAAGCGTATGAAGATGTACGCCACCCGACTTGTCGTAAACACCTGTTTGTCCGTTTAGGCGGAGGCACATCTGAAAGAAGATGCGAATAGTCTGCTGGCTACATTGCTACGCAGACTATTTTTTTGTTTAAACCTAAATGAAATGAACAGACAACAGCAAGTTTTCGTAAGGTTGAAACTTAAAGCGAAGGCGTTAGGGTTCAACGCAAAGGAATTGAAGGGTATCGCCGCCAAGATTGCCGATAACCTGAAATCCGCAGAAGATGCCTCAGAAGAGGATGTAAACGCAGAAATCGACGAACAGATAGAAGCGGTTCTCCCTTACCTCACTTTCGGCCAGTCGCAAGCCAACCGTTTGCTTGACGAATGGAAGAAGAAACACCCCGAATCAGAAGAAGATGATGATGACGACGATGACGATGACACGTCAAAAGGCGGCTCTCGTCAAGCTGGTTCAAACAAGAAAAATCCCAACAACAAAGGAAATGAACAAGACGAAGAACCCGCATGGTTTAAGTCTTTCAGAGAGCAACAGGAAGCCCGTTTTGCCGCATTGGAAGGTGAAAAAGTTTCTAACTTGCGTAAAGCCAAACTTGAAGCCCTGCTGAAAGACACCGGAACATTCGGTTCGCGTACCTTGAAAAGCTTCTCTAAAATGAGCTTTGAGAGTGACGACGATTTCGAGGAGTTCTATTCTGATGTTGAGGAAGACCTGAAGAATTACAATCAAGAGCGTGCAGATGCAGGTTTGGCAACATTGGCAACCCCTCCTGCTGCCGGAAGTAAAGGTTCGGGTAATCAAGACGAAGTATTAACCGACAAAGAAATTGAAGATTTAGTCAACACTTTCTAAGTCAAAAAAGAAATTGTAACAATGGGTGCAACAGCAAATTTAGCAAGCGAAATGGAAATTCTCAATGCCGGAATGGATTCTGTCGTAATTCGGCATTATGTAGCTGGCATTATCGGAGGTCGTACTCTTGACGTATCAAATTATAACCTTCCGGTTATTAAAGCCGGGCACGTTGTTATTCGTGATCCGTCAACAGACACGTACAAACCTATGCCCGTAAAATCATCTGGCGATGGATACGACTCACTTCCCGGTTCCCACGAATATGTAGGAGTAGTTGTATGTACAAAACCAACTAGTGAACCATTGGTTGGTATTATGTATAGTGGCGAAGTCAATGATTTGGCGAGTCCATACCCCATAGACGACATAAAAGCGGCTATGAAAACGGCATTGCCAACTCTTGTATTCTTACACGATTAATGTAGAAAGGAGGTAAAAAATGAAAGAATCACTATTTATTGAATACATCGGAAAGATTTTCCCGAAACTTCAAACTATCATCGAGAGAATCAATGGTAAGCGAGGCAATCAGCTTACATATCTTCACAAGACAATGCTTCGCAAAGAATATTCCGCAGACCAAAAGTGGGAAAGTGCATCAGTTAACACAACTTATGTTGCGGCTGACATGGTAGCAATGGACTCACCTCTCCCTCCCAAGATGAGAGACTCCATTGCTCACGCAAATGGTACACTGCCAAAGGTCGGAATGAAAAAAATTCTTCGTGAGACTCAGATCAACACAATCAACATCATGAAAGCTCAAGGAGCTGCGTTCACTAATATAGCTAACAAGCTAACCAACGATGCAGTAGCTTGTTCCGTTGGTATCGATGAAAAGAACGAAGCAAACTTTTTAACTGCTTTATCTGATGGTGTCGTAATCGTTGAAGATGAAAACAATACAGGAACTGGATTGCGCATAAATTTCAACTATTTACCGCAAAATAGCTTTGGTGTAGAAACAGCTGGAACTATTTCTTCTGATGACATAAAGCGTGTTATTGCAAAAGCTGACGCAGATGGTAACTCAATTACAACGATAGCAATCTCGTTATCGACTTACAATAAAATGAGACAAGAACAATGGGCAAAAGAATTGGTTGCCAACTATCGAGGTCAAACATTCGACAGCAACACTAAGTTGCCTGTTCCTACTGCTACATTATTTGACGAAGCATTTGCCGATGACAACAACGGAATTACATTCTTAAAGATTGACCGTACAGTCATTTCTGAGAAAAATGGTAAACGCATTCCGTACAAACCGTGGAATGCGAACAAACTAATATTCCTTACTACACAAGAAGTTGGCGCATTGGTTTGGGGCACACTTGCAGAAGTTACTAATCCCGTAGCAGGAGTAATTTATTCCACGGTAGATGAATACAAACTTATCAGCAAGTATTCTAAAAATGATCCTTTGCAGGAATTTACAAGTGGTCAAGCATTAGTTCTCCCTGTTATTGAGAATGTAGACCAAATCTACTCCCTCGACATTTCAGAGGCTCAAACGATTGACTCTACCGAAGAGGGAAAAGATTCTACCGATAAGAACATCACCATTTGGGGGCAAGCTTACATAAAAGCAAACTTCGTCGCAGAGTTCAATAAAATAACCGGTAAAAACTTATCGACGACTATTTCAGACGATAAGTTAATTGCTGCTGTAAACAAATTGAATGATGCCGATGAAGAGAAGCTCAAAAAAGCTGTTGAATCATATAAAACAACAAATGGAGATAGTTAAGCCATGAAGACAATTCAGCAAGCTCTCATAGACGAAATACATTATCCGATTTCTATCGGTTTTGTAGAGAATGTGATGATAAAACGCAAACTCAATCCTCTTAGTTATTGCGATTCAGATACAATGAGCTCAAAAGAGTATATGGGAGCTTTGGCTGACTGTCTTTGGTCTTTAGTTCAATCTATCAATTTTTCTGAAGCAGACAAGTCTTTCGGGTCTTTGTCAGATAAAGACAAAGAACGTATTCTGTTACGTGTTAACTCAATCTATAATGCCATTGGTGAACCTTCGGTAGAGTTGGAGGCAAAGCCAATGGTATATATAGGTGACTGCCTTTTGTAATATGTCAGTAATAAGACTATATCCACACAGATTGCAGTACCTCGTATCAAAAGATGGTTACGAGGATAGCAATGGTGATTATCATGAAGGAGAAACTAACTGGGAAGGCTGTATTGAATGCGACGCGGTTCCTGCCGGTAAAGCCTCTGAAAAAGAGTTTGACGATGGTATTGTAAGAAGCTATTCATATACAGTTTATCTACGTGCAAATTGTCGAACATTCATGATCGGTGACAGGATTAAGATACATCTGCTTGAAGGAATTGAAAGGGAGTTTAGTGTGAAAGGTTTCCATCGCTACCAGAAACAATGTAAACTATGGGTATAAGAATGACCACCAAGCTAAGCGAAGTGCATGACATGCTCATGAGAGAAGCAGAGCGTGTCGAGCGTCTTACTATTCGTGCTTTATCCAAACTTGGCGAACAATGCGTTACAAAAATTCGTGATAGAGCAGGTGATAAAAGTTGGTACGACCAAACAGGCAACTTGCGTAGTTCGGTTGGATATGTGATTGCTCATAATAAGAACATCATTCAATACTCAACTTTCAACCAAGTGAAGCAAGGTTCAGAAGGTGTAAAAACAGGTAAAGACTTAGCGAAAGAACTTGCTAAAAGATATTCCAATAACTATGTACTTATCGTAGTCGCCGGAATGAACTATGCTGAGTTTGTAGAAGCGATGGATAATAAAGACGTACTTGCATCAACCGAACTTTGGGCAAGAGAACAAGTTCCATTGATGCTTGAAAAACTTAAAAGACAGATTGCGAAATAATGAAATCCGATATTGAAATAGCTAAGTTCGTTTATCACAAAATTAAAGGTACAGAACTCGAACGTAATGTCTCCGGTAAATTGAGTGACAGAGGAAGGCCCAACAAATCTGATAAAGAAGATATAGTCATATCTGTTCTTGCAAATGAAGGTTGCGGGCAAATACAACGAGCTTATGTGAATGTCAATATATATGTCAAAGACTTATGGAACTCTGAAACCAAAACATGGGAAAAAGATTCAATCCGAATTTGTGAATTATGCGAACTATCGAAGTTTTTATTCGCTATACGAAAAGACGAATATCATACGGTTCCATCACAATGCAGTCAAAAAACTGATTCAACAGGAGTTTCATTTGAAGACGGACATACAGAGCATTTCATTAATAACAAACTGTACATAGAGATAAATAACGAATAAATTTTTAATATAAATTAGGTATATCATGGCAGTAATAGGATGGGGTAAGCCCCGTGTATTTATAAAAGATTTGGATGCTTCTGCTCCTAAATGGGAGGAATTACCTACCCCTGTGGAAGATTCTACACAGTTGACAACAACAAAAGGAGATAAACAAGAAGCAAAAATCGAAGGAGGCGAAAATGAGGATGTAAAGTATGGAAAGAATACCTATGCTTTGGCATTGAACATTCGTGCCGCAAAAGGACGTAAGCGTCCTGTAAGTGATAGCGATGGTGTTGTTGCACACAATTATGCCGTTGTTGTTCAACCGGAAGACACAGAAGTTCAAGGCTTCTGCATGGAGAAAACGACAGTTTCCGTTGAAGACACTTTTACTTCTGCTGACGGTGGTGTTTGGGCATACACTTTTGATGCTTTGAAAGCAGCCGCCGATAAAAAACAAATTCAGTGGGGTAAAATCATCGTGACGGAATCCGGTGGAAACATCAGTAAAATTGAATGCGATCCTGAAGATGAGTCTGGAGACGGTGATAAATTCGAAGTAGCTCCTAATCCAAGTGTTGGTGGATAATTCAATAGGTTGTAGATAGAGCCAAACGTGGGGGCTTCGTACCCACGTGTTCTGCGTATCTAGTGTAACGGTAGCACATATACACTCCATGTATAAAGTTGTGGTTCGACCCCACAGTTGCGCTCAATATAATTTATTTTGCATGGATAAAGAAGGGAAAATAATAGAAATGGATATTGCAGATACTATCATGGAAAGACCTTATGAGTTCCATATAGGAGAAATGCAATTTTACTTATACCCTGCCACATTGGGTAAAATATACCTTTTATCACGTCTTACCGAAAATTTAGAAATAAATAAAGACTTCCTTTCTCTAAATCCATATATGGAAGCATTACGATTATGCGATTCCAAAAGAGATATTATATGCAAAATATTGTCTTACCATACATTCGATAAAAAGGAAGAATTATTCAATAGCCACCTAATAAATGAAAGACGAAAGCTATTTGAAGACAACCTATCGAATGAAGAACTTGCTCAACTATTCATAATAGTGTTATCAAAGGATAACATTGACCAGTTTATTCAACACTTCAAGATTGATATTGAGAAAAAAGAACAAGAAAAAATATCAAGAATCAAGAAAAAGAAGTGTAACACTATAACCTTTGGAGGTAAAAGTATTTATGGTACTTTGATAGATATAGCCTGCGAACGCTATGGCTGGACTATGGACTATGTTGTATGGGGTATTAGTTATGCCAACCTGCATATGTTACTTAATGATTACATAACATCTATATACCTTACTGACGACGAGATAAAAAAATATCATATATCTACGGACCGAACATTTATAAACGGGGACGATCCTAAAAATATGGATAAAATAAAAGGAATGAAGTGGGACTAAAACTCAATGAATTTACCTCGGTCGTATTCACTATAAGAAAAACATATATTATGTAAAAGTGCGTTATTATCCTCGTCAACATTAATTACTTTATATCCATAAAAATAAAACATAGGCCATGTAAAGCCGTCAGGTTTATAAAGTATTACAGCCAAATATGCCCCTGTTTTTATGTCCTCAAAAATATTTATTCCAGAAAACGTGTCAGATGTATATGCGGGAGTCAACTCATTACCCAACTTATCTCTTAAAACTTGAGAATCGCCGTACTCCATTGTAGACATATAGCTGTCATCAAAGTCTCTTGCTGTTTCATATTCATATAAGCGAACCAAAGAAGGAGATGCAATTTTATTATCACATTTTACATTAATCATTACTGATAATATCTCAGGATCATTATCTGAGCAAGATGTAATGGATAAAGCACAAACTATGATTAGCAAAAACTTTCTCATAATTCTAAAATTTGTATTAATTACGTTTGTCATTTTTCTAATTTATTTTTCTTTGCAATCCAATAATTCGCCTCTTTCAATGCCAAATCAAGACTCTCTTTAAGACCATCGGCATAATTAAAAATATCATCGATAGTCTCAATGTCAATCCATTCATTCGTCTTGTAGTTATCCTTTGGCAAGCATATTTTTTTACTCCGTTTCCCTATATAAATGCGGCAAATCCACCACCATGTACTACCATCTATGTTCACGGAAAAATAAGTCTTGTAGTCGTTATATTGAATACGAGATACATCTACATACTGCCTCAATATACTGCGCACAATGTTATAAGCATCTATCTCCTCTTGTGTAGTAACTATACCTTTTTCTCGGTCTTGAAATACTACACCATCAGGAAGTTTTTCTTCATTCATTTCGTTCGGCTGTTGATTTTCATTCTCAACCTCCTGTGGCATTTGCTTTTCCTCCTTATTCTCATTCTTCATAGCCACATTCAAACGGTCGGATATAATATCGTTAATCACCGAAGCAATGGACTTCTTTAATATCGGTTTGTATAGCTCAATTTGTTTTGCGGTAGACTTCCAGTCATTCAGACATCTTACGAAATAACGAGTAAACTCCTCTCCCGGATCTTGAAAGTTCTTTGTAAGCAGGTCTTTTATCTGAATGGTGATTTGTAACTCTTGTGCCGTGCTCAATATATCTTGCTCATTATAATAAGACTTATGAAACTTTTTTAGTTGCTCAATATCGTTGTCCGATAAATCGAGCATATTCACCACAAGGAACGGCTTTTCGTCCATTATGTTCACCTTTTCTAAATCTGTATAAAAGCGATATTCTATTCCATTCGTCAAGACCCCAAACCTAGCCTTTGAAGCGACAAAATATCTTTGTAACTGAGTGTCATGTAAATTCAAGTTTTGTTTACAATGCTTGCATTCTATAAGTAGTATAGGATTTTCGTCCTTCATTATGGCATAGTCTATTTTTTCGCCTTTCCTCTTAACTAAGTCACAATCCATTTCCGGTACAACCTCAAAGGGATTGAATACATCATATCCCAATGCTGCTATCATAGGCATTACAAAAGAGGTTTTTGTCGCTTCTTCCGTTGCTATGCTATCCTTCTGTTTAGCAATTTTCTCTACAATCTGTTGAATTGTATCTTTGAAATCCATATCTTATACTGTTAAGATTGTTTCGTCAAAAGTATAATACAATAATCATTTATTAAAATATTTATACTCACACATTAGTTAAACTTTATTAACTCTATTCTATTTTATCAAAAGTATATGAATTTCATACACTTTTGTATATTTGCAAATGATGTGATGTTACATCTACCCCCTTTAATCGAAAAGACTCATGGCCGGACTTCATTTTGATATAACAGGCGACAATTCTAATTTTCTTCGTAAACTACGAGAAGTAGAAACCGGAGTAACCAATACTTCTAAGGAAATAGAAAAAAATGGATTGGGCATAGAAGATATGTTCAACAAAATGACGAAAGCAGCTGCTGCTTTTGGTGCTGGATTTACAGCAAAAGAACTTATCCAAAATATTATACAAGCAAGAGGTGAAATTCAACAATTAGAGGTCGCTTTTACCACTATGCTTGGAAGTGGTGAAAAGGCAAACGTCCTTATGGCTCAGCTCATAGAAACAGCTGTCAAAACCCCATTCGAACTACGAGATGTTGCCGATGGAGCTCGTCAATTATTGGCTTACGGCTTTGCTGCGGAGGACGTGAACCAGACCCTTATCAGACTTGGCGACATTGCAGCCGGCCTAAGCATACCGCTGGGCGATTTGATTTATGTCTATGGAACAACGATGACACAAGGTCGACTTTATACAAGAGACCTCATTCAATTCACAACCCGTGGTATTCCTATGATTGACGAGCTTGCCAAACAACTCGGTGTGGCTAAAAGCGAAGTACAAGGATTGATCGAAGCAGGACGGGTAGGTTTCCCAGAAGTGCAGAAAGTCATTGAAAGCCTGACAAACGAGGGAGGCAAATTCGGTGGACTGATGGAAGCGCAGAGCAAAACCATCACCGGACAGATTTCTAACATAAAAGACAGTTTCTTTATTATGTTAAACGACATCGGCAAAGCGAATGAAGGTATCATCAATGATGCATTATCCGGAGTCTCTTATTTGATAGGAAACTATGAAACTGTCGGAAAAACCTTGCTTGAAATCGTCGGAACATACGGAGCGTATAAAGCTGCATTGATTACTATAACAGCTTTACAAAAAGTATATTCCGCCGTATTAGCTCAGTCCGCATTAAATCAAAGTCTTGCGGCAGCTTCAGGAATAACATTATCAAATGCAGAAGCTTTGGCTGCTACTCGCACGAAATTATTGCAAGTTGCGCAAGCTGCACTGAACAAGACTTTACTTGCCAACCCATATGTCGCAGTAGCAGCGGCAGTGGCAGCACTAGGTTTAGGGGTTTATAAATTAGTCACTTATCAAACAGAAGCGGAAAAGGCACAGGAAAGGCTAATTGCTGCGGGAAAGGAATCTGAGAAAGCCTCCTTATCTGAGCGAATGGAACTTGCTAAACTCAAGGGAGAATTGTCTGCATTAAAAGAAGGTACAGATGAATATAATACAGTCAAAGAAAAAATTGTTGCAGGATATAGCAAGTATTATGATGGACTCGAAGAAGAAATAAATAAAGTTGGACTCACGGAAGAAGCATATAATAAACTCACAAATGCAATCACGCATTCTTACAGGGCAAGACAATACCAGCAATTTAAGGCGGACCAGAAAAGTAACCTTGATACTGTCATGACTGAAAATCTTGGGAAGATTCAAGACCGACTTATTGACAAACTTGGTGAGGAAGCAGGCTATAAATACTACGCAAAAATAAGGGATGCCATACTTCAAGGAAACGTGTCTATAAGTAGGGATTCCAGAGGTTATCACATTGCTGGATTAGACCAAGACACTTTGGAAGCATTGGATAAAGTGGCTGGCGTTGATGGCGGTCTGTTTGATGTTACTAACCGTGCAGTTGAAAGTTATGTGTCCAATATACTTAATGCCATAAAGTTGACAGAAAGTTTAGATGAACAAGCGCGTAAAGATTTTGGCATTACAAGCACAGATACCTCTCAGCAGACAGCAAATGAGCCATTTTCCACCGAAGGCAAATCCATCTCCCAACTTGAAGAAGAAATCAAGAAGGCTGAAACCTCACTTGCATCATTAAAAAAGGCCCTTGCAGACGGCAGCGGAACAAAAGAAGCAGTGGATCAACAAGAGGCTTATATCAAGTCGCTTCAAGACACTATACTTGAACGTGAGAAAGATTTGAGAGTAATCAATGAAGTCAAAACACAAATCTCAAAATTAGAGAAAGAGCAGGGAGAAACTGTAAGTGGAAGCAAGGAATACAATGCGTTACAATCACGAATTGACGCACTCCGTGCAAAGCTGCCTAAAACCAAATCTGATAAAGCGGCTGAAGATAAGCAAGCAAAAGAGCAAAAAGAGGCCGAGCAGAAACTTGTTGATGAACTTCTTGAGCTTCGTAAAAAAAATCAAGAGAAAGAAATCTCCCTCTGGGAAGAAGGTAAAGATAAGAAATTGAAGCAAATTAACTACTATTATGAAGAACAGAAAAAAGAAATTAAAAAGAAAGAGAAAGAGCTGTCCGAGTTAAACAAAGTAGCTAAGATTGAACCCTCCAAGCTTAATGAGAATGGACTAACAACTGAACAACAGGAAGATATTGATACCGCAAATAGGTTAAATGAAAAGAATAAGAATAAACAGACCAAAGAAATTCTCGATGATGAAATTAACGCAATGAACGATTATCTTGCCGCTTACGGGAACTATTATGAAAAGCGTAATGCTATTATTGCGCAAGGCGAATCTCGTAAGTTAGGCAAAAACGAATGGGAACAGAAGTCTATTGACGAAGAAACAAAAAGGGCACTATCTGATTTGGATATAGAGGCGAATAAATCTACGTCTGCCATAAGTAAATTGTTTGACGATATGCGTCAACACACAGTTGCAGATATGCGTCTCATTGCTAATGAAGCTGAACGGGCATTCCAATTCTTGCAATCAGGCGAATGGGACGAAAACAAAGGTCTTGAATTTGGTATGACAAAAGAGACCTTCGACACATTGCGTAAATCTCCCGAAGAATTAGAACGAATTAGAAAAGGTATAGATAATGTCCGTAATTCCGCAGATCAATCTGAAACGGGGTTTAACAAACTAGCTAATGGTCTTAAAAAAGTATTCGATGCTGGTTCAAACACAAAAAAATTGCAAGATGGACTTGAAGAAATAAGAAGTGGATTGAGTGAGGTATTAAGTGTGGCCCAATTCCTTTCCGACACATTTTCAAATCTCGGAGAGGCTTTCGGATCTGATACACTGTCAGGCATTGCCGAAGGTATCAATGTGGCTATGGACGTCCTCAATTCAGCTATGCAAGGGGCAGAAGCAGGTGCTATATTTGGACCGATAGGTTCTGCTGCTGGTGCTGCCATCGGTCTTGTCTCCTCTCTTGCTTCCTCTATCGCAAAAATCCACGACGCAAAAAATGAAAAACGGATTCAGAAATTACAAGATCAGGTAGATACACTTGACCGTTCGTATGAAAAGTTAGGCAAGTCCATTGAAACTGCTTACGGAAAGAGTGCTTCCAGCTTGATTGAAGACCAAAATAAATTGTTAGAACAACAAAAAGTACTTATTCAAAATCAAATTAAAGAAGAACAAGATAAAAAGAATACAGATAGCGACAGAATAAAAGAATGGGAAAATCAAATTGACGAAATAAACAATCTCATTTCTGATAACAAAGAAAAAGCTATCGATGTCATATTTGGTGAAGACCTAAAAAGTGCTATTGACAACTTTGCAGAAGCTTATGCAGATGCATGGGCTTCTGGCGAGAATAGGGCTAAATCTGCAAAAGATGTTGTAAAACAGATGATGCAACAAATGGTAACAGAGAGCATTAAGGCAGCAATTAAATCCTCAAATAAAATGGAGGAAATACGCACTAAGTTGCAACAATTTTATGCCGACAACGTGCTTTCTCAATGGGAACAAGATTACATCAACAACATGGCTGAACAGCTTCAACAAGAAATAGATGCTCAATTCGGTTGGGCTGATAGTCTCATGGGAGAAAGTTCTACCACCGAACAAAAGTCGACAGCCGGAGGTTTTGAAACCATGTCACAAGATACAGCAACGGAATTAAACGGCCGGTTTACAGCGTTGCAGCTTTCTGGTGAAGAAATCAAAAACCAAATGATTTCAGCCGTAATCTCTCTAAATTCTCTTTTATCTGTATCAACTAATAGCAATTCTATACTAAATAACATTCTTAATCAACATGTGATTACGAATAGCTACTTAGAAGACATTGCAAAATATACGAAATTATTAATTGATATAAAATCCGATATAGCACAAGTCAATAGGAATACTAAAGATTTATAGATATGAATACAGTAAAAGAAATAATGATGGCTGCTTTACAAAAAGGAGCTTGCGATAAGTCTTATGGTGTTAGTGACTGGAAAACTCTAGTATGGTTGTTCTTTACACCACAAGGCATAGAGTTTTGTGAGAAGAACAACTTCCCTCCTATTGAAACGTTCCGTGAGATGAGTAATGATATTACCAATTATTGCGTGTTTGTCGACACTAAAAATGTAAAAAGAAGTAATGATACCAATATTGCTTTAATAGGCAATACCAATGCGGAACTAGTATTTGACGATAATACTAGAGTTCACAAAGTTATACTCATGCATGGAGCCAGAGCTATAATAGTTGCCCGTAATTACGCAGTTATTAGACTTATAAACATACGAAATTGTCCTGTAGAAATCAATAAAGACAAAACTTCAGTTATACTTAAATAAAATGGCATCGGGAGAGTTTTACATAAATGGGAAAGACTGTTATACAACTTGGGGTATAAGTATGGATACATCGTCCCTTTCCGCCTTAATGACACCGTCACCGTTAAAAGAGTTCATCGAAAACAAGTCTCGGTTAGAGCATGGCAAACGAGTCCTAACCTCTAATCCTAAAATCGATGAACGAAATATCACTTTAACTTTTAACCTGACGGCAAAAACGGAAGAAGAATTCTTTTCAAGATACAACAGCTTTTGTGAAGAATTGGAAACAGGCGTGATAAATATAAAGACAAAGTATCAACCCAATATTACTTACAAAACAATCTATATTTCATGCAATCAATTTACGCAATTCATGAGAGGAATAGCACGATTTTCTCTAAAACTTGTCGAATATAATCCAGCAGATAGAAATTCATAAAAAAGTGCATGTTTTTCATACATTTTTATTATCTTTGACTGAAATCGTATGAAGATATACGAAACCATCATGATAGACATTAAAAACATACAAGGAGAGACTATTTTATCAGTTCCTATAACAGAAGAGTGTGTTCATGTAGAGGAATTGATGAAATCCGATTATGTAGAATTGTCGTGGAACTCGGACCAAAATGAAGAGATTCCGGTAGGGGCTTATATTATACTCGATGGTGAGAAATATTCTCTTTTGGAGCCATATAATCCAAAACAAAAGAACGAGGTCGAATTTCAATACAAACCACAATTTCATTCGAAATTTATATCATGGGGTAAAGTGCCTTTTTTCATGTATTCTTACGATGAGAATAACGAGATAACGAATCGGGAGCCGGATTGGTCTCTTACCGATAACCCGGCCAATTTCATGAGTGTTATTTGCAAGGCTATCGAGAACGAAACCAGAGATACATGGACTTACGCCGTAGATTCTTCTCTTAACGCTTCCACTTCTTTGTCTTTCCAATCAATCGACATATTGTCTGCCTTGAACAGTATAGCATCTGCGTTTGATACAGAATGGTGGGTTGAGAAAGATTCCATGATTATTCATCTGTCGAAATCCGAACATGGAGCTGTTGTTTCTCTCGAAGTTGGTGAAAACATCAATACACCTTCGGTCACGGAGGGAAAAGATGGGTATTATACCCGATTTTACGCATTCGGGTCAACTCGAAACATCGTACAGGAATACAAAGGTGCTAATGTCAACAATTTGGTCAACAAACGGCTGACTCTTGATCCTAAAAAATACCCGAACGGATATAAAGATATAAGGCCAAACCTTCAACAGGGAGAGATATTTAGCAAAATCCTCCTGTTCGATGATATATACCCTTCATCGGAACTCTCCATATCAGATGTCAGATTCCGCCTTATGTGGCGTATAGACTCGGAAACGAATGATAAAATACAGATAGGCACAGATGAAAACGGAGACCCTATATACGACCAATATGCGATATGGTATTTTCAAATACCGGAATTTAACTTCGACAATTCCCCTTATGACGAAGAAAAAAATCCGAATGGTATGCGTATACCAAATAAGGAACCTTCGGTACATTTCCAATCGGGGGCTTTGCAAGGTATGGAATTTGAGCTTATATACCACGATGAGAGTAAAACAATAACAAGTGATGATGGTATAAGCTTCGAAGTCAAAAAAGGAGATTTCGAGATTAAATATAAAGAGGAAGAAGGTAACTATATTATTCCCGCTATTACGGGACTTATACCGTCGGAAAATGACGATATTATCCTATTCAACATAAAAATGCCGGAAGAATATACAGATTCAGCGTACATACGTCTAGAAACGGCTATGAACGAAGAAATAGAACGGCTTTCTTCCGACCAGAACAACTACCAATTTTCATCTAATCCTGTGGTGTTCGATGAAAACAATCCTGATTTATCCATAGGAAGAAAAGTCGAATACATAAACGCAGGATATTCATATGTTACTCGTGTTATAAGCCTTACAACCAAACTCGACTATCCTTGCGAACAGACTATTACCATCGGGAACAACCTAATAAAAGGGAATACGCAAGAACTGAAAGAAGAGGTTGCATCTGCCAATAAGAATATCGACTTGATTTCTGCCATCAATGATATGACGGCTTCCTTGCAACAATCGTATCAACGGACTGTAAAACAAATGCAGGAAGGATTTGCCCGTATTAACGATATGTGGAAATTCGACACAGAGTTGGAAAATACGATATACTCGAAATTTAATGTGTATTCACAGGGTGGAATATCCGCTCTTGGTGTATGGCGTGGAGAAGGGGGTGGCGGTGGCGAAGGAGGGCTCATCAAGCTCGTTCATGGGTTCGACGATCTGGGCGGGGCGTTCGACAACACCACGATGACGGAGACCTTCAATGCCTACACGATTAACGAGATTTGGAAACTCGCCAACGCCGGCGCATCTACGATAGGTACAGGCAATGTGGTGACGGCCGTCAGCAAAACGGGCGGTAACATCGTTGTCACCAAAGGCATCACCCTATACGATTGGGTGCAGCAGCCGAACAAGCCTACCTATTCGCTGGCCGAGATAAACAACGTGAGCGGCACATATACGGGGCTGACAGTCGGGCGTGCGGTCGAATCGGACAATGCGAAAAAGTTGAACGGACTTGACAACGGGGCTTTCCTGTATAAAAGGGGCGGCATGTATGAGACAGCCACCGGAAACGGGTGGTTGATTCGCACGAAAGTCGAAGAGGCCGAGGCGGCTATGTTGACGTTGCATCTGGTCGGAAATGGATATTATAGCCGACGAATTATCAATACGATCGTACAGGCGTATAATTATGCCCCGAACGATGTCGAGTTCACGGCTACGGCCGGTACGCATTTCGGTGACGATTTGGGTGACGTGAAGGTGTTCTTGTACGGGGGACACGTGTGTTTTTGGGTTTCGGCCAAGACGGATTACCAGACCTGCTCCATATTCGTCTATAACACATACGGGGCATTGAACGGGACTTGCGAGAACTGTGTGGAAAGCATATCGTTGTCTCCCATGCCGACAGTCGGCGTGAGCAAGCTGACCGTGGTGACTCCGTCTATCGCCTTGACGGATAACGATTCCATCACCGCCGACAGGCTTAAAAATACCCGGACGATT